GGAGCCGTTAAGGCTGACAAGAACCCATTCATCCCGCTTAGGTTCTCCCGGATTGACGGAGAGAGTTATGGTCGTGGTTACGTCGAAGAATACTTAGGTGACCTACAGTCACTTGAGGGACTCACTCGGGCCATCGTTGAGGGATCAGCGGCGGCTGCCAAGGTGATGTTCCTGGTTAATCCGAATGGAACTACACGGGCCCGGACGTTGGCTGAGAGCCCTAGTGGCGCTATTGTCCAAGGAAACGCTGCTGATGTAACAACACTACAACTAAACAAGGTGAACGACTTCAGGACCGCCCAAGCGTCGATCCAAGTGATCTCTGACCGACTTGGTGCTGCCTTCTTGCTTACCTCGGGTGTTGTGCGTAATGCTGAGCGAGTCACCGCCGAGGAGATCCGTATGCTTTCCCAAGAGCTCGAGTCAGCCTTAGGAGGGTTGTATTCGTTGTTGTCAACTGAGATGCAGATGCCCTTTGTCAACAGGCTCATGGACGTCATGAAGCGCAAGAAGAAGCTCCCTGCCCTCCCTAAGGACGTTGTGAGCCCAGTGATCATCACGGGGGTCGAGGCACTAGGCCGAGGGAACGACCTACAGAAGCTTGACTTGTTCCTTGCAGGGGCAGCACAAGTGGTAGGGCCACAAGCTGTTGCTGAGTTTGTGAATGTTGGTGAATATTTCCAGAGGCGGGCAACCTCATTGGGCATCAAGACCGCTGGGCTCGTTAAGAGTCAAGAGGAGATACAAGCTGAACAACAACAAGCTCAACAAATGGCGATGCTTCAGCAGATAGCCCCACAAGGCATCAAGGCCCTTTCTGACCAATCTATTGAACAACAAAGGCAACAAGGGGCACCTGAACCCGAATAACTAATAAATGGCCGAACTACAAACCAGCACGATGGTAAGCCCGTCAGTGCAAGAACAAAAAGCAGCTGATAACACAGAAGCAATGGCCCAAGCTTGGGATGACAAGCAGGAGGCACTACAACAAGAACTTGGGGATGGCTTAGTGTCAGAGCCCGAGGAGCAAGCACAGGAGCGCCCAGAATGGCTTCCTGAGAAGTTTTCAAACCCCGAAGAAATGGCGAAAGCCTATGGTGAACTTGAATCAAAGCTTGGGAATCCCACTGAGGAGCCCACTGAGACCGAGGAGCCATCTGAGGCTTTTCAATCGATCAACCAAGCCACTGAGGAGTTCATGGAATCAGGGACTCTTAGTGACGACACCTTCAAGAACCTGGAAGCCTCAGGACTCCCCCGTGAGCTTGTAGAGTCGTATATTGCGGGACAGCAAGCAATCGCTGAGAGTCAGACCGCTGCTGTTTTCGAGATCGCAGGAGGACAAGATAACTACACGGCGATGGCTGAGTGGGCCACAGAGGCACTCGATGAGGCCTCGTTAGATGCGTTCAACCAGATCGTGGAGACAGGCACAATTGAGCAGGCAAAGGTAGCAGTCCAAGGGCTCTACTCCCAGTATCAAGCGGCCAGTGGAGCGGCACCTAAGATTGTCCAAGGGAACACTTCAGGGAATGCAGTGGCTCCGTTTGGGTCATCCCAGCAAGTCAGTATGGCTATGCGTGACCCTAGGTATAACAGGGATCCTGCGTATCGTGAAGAGATCCAAAGACGCCTTGCAATCTCTGACGTTCTTTAAATCATGAGCACAATAATTAACTACATCGTAGACAACAAAGACGCCCTTATCAGTACCTTTACGGCTATCGTTGCGGCCGCCTCAGCCATCGCGGCATTGACGCCTACCCCTACCGATGACTCGATTACTGCTAAGCTCTACAAGATCGTTGACTGGCTTGCTCTTAACGTAGGGAAAGCGAAAGATAAATGATCGCGTCCATCGTTAGATTATTAATAGCCTTCCCGTCACTGGGGAGGCTTTTTCTTTCTATAAGAGATGAATACACTAAAGAGCTTTCTAATCGCAGGTATACTCGTCATCGCACCCTTATCAACAACTGGGTGCACGACTCTAAAGCCAAGCCGGATACCCGAAATGATCCAGAGGCTTAATGCCCACGACTTTGACAAAGACGAGAAACAAACAATTTCTTCGTTACTTAACTACATTAACTACTTAGAGAATGAGTTGTAGTGCATGGTTCAGTGGCTCAGCGATTCCCCAAGATGATGTTGAGCCGATCTTAGCGATCTGCGTGGGGCATAGCCGAGCAGTAGACATGGGAGCTTCTTCGGTTGACAATGAAACCACGGAGTGGGACTACAACCTACGAGTGGCCAAAGCGATGAAGGAGCGCTTAGACAAGCTCGGGGTTCCCAGTATGATTGTCTGTGAATATCCGGGCCAGAACTACTTTGATGCCATGGAGCGACTAGGGAAGTTCTTGAAGGACAAGAAGGTAAAAGCAGCCATAGAGCTTCACTTTAACTCAGCAGGGACGTCAGCACATGGTAGCGAGATGCTCTACTGGCACAGGTCCAGTAAAGGGAAAGAGATCGCTGAGTGTCTACAAGAGGTGGTTGTTAATGAATTTAAAACAAGGGACAGAGGCATTAAACCACGGACAAAGCGAGAGCGAGGCTCAAAGTTTCTTCGAGTTACTCCATGTCCCTCAGTGATCGCTGAGCCGTTCTTTGGGTCCAACATGGACGAATGGAATCAATTTAAACTTAACCACGATAGCCTGGGTGTTGCTCTGGCTAACGGATTCAACAACTACTATAACCATGAAACGTCAAGGAGTTAGCCTAAGGAAGGAGCACAAGTCTAAGAAAGGGGGCCTTACTGAAAAGGGGAGGAAATACTACAACAACAAGACTGGTAGTAAGCTTAAGAGACCTCAACCCGGTGGAGGGCCTCGTAAACGGTCATTCTGTGCACGTATGAGTGGCGTTAAGGGGCCTATGAAAGATGCTAAGGGACGTCCTACGCGGAAGGCGTTAGCCCTAAGGCGGTGGAAATGCTAAAGATTATGTATAATAAAACCAAAGTTAAACGAAAAGGCCTCTCTATTAAGAAGAAGAAGTGAGCAAAATAGACAAACCATCAGTTGATGACATCGTTAAGGTGGTATTTCTTGACCACGCACAGGACTTAGGGAAGCCCCTTGTCTGCACTGTGTATGGAGTGGTGGAGTATATAGATAAAACCTCCATGAACATTTTAACATGGCACCCTACTAACAAGGAGGACCAAAGCGAGGGTGTTAACCAAACAGTATACACAATCATACGGAGCTGCATAACGCGGCTCAAAGTATTAATTTAAAACTTTCATTGCGTCCAATAAACCCAAGGACATCAAACAATAAACATTCAGCCTGATGCGTCAGACAACTGATCGTTTCGTTGGTGACTAACGACTACGGGCAATATAAACAAAACAAACTATAACCAAAAATTATTATGGCACTAGATAACTATCCCTCCATTCCGGGTAAAGTGAATGGCACAGGGGCACGGACTGCGCCTGCTGGTTCTCCATCAGTAGACAACGCTCTGTTCCTGAAAGTATTTAGCGGTGAGATTCTTACAGCGTTTGATGAAACAAATGTTGCTAAAGACCTCATCATGACTCGCACGATTTCCAGTGGAAAGAGCGCACAGTTCCCAGTAACAGGCAAGGCAGAAGCCAAGTATCATATTCCTGGTGATGATCTGCTTGGCACTAGCGACTACTTGTCCCAAATTGCTCACAACGAGAAGGTAATTAACATTGACGACATGCTCGTCGCTTCGACTCTTATCCCAAGAATCGATGAAGTTAAAAATCATTACGATCTTCGGAGCATATACGGAAAAGAGCTCGGAAAGGCACTCGCTAAGCGTCTGGACATCCAGATCCTTAAAACAATGTTTGCTGCTGGCCTCACTACCACTGCTAACGTCACTGGAGGACACACAGGAACTCAGATTCTTAGTGCAGACACTATGACTGCTGGCGGACTTGTTGAAGCACTCTTTGAGTGTGCTCGTTCACTTGACGAGAAGGAAGTCCCATCTGATGACCGCTTTGCTATCTTGACTCCGTTCCAGTATTACAAGCTGCTTACTGCTGACAACGTAGCAATCAACAAGGACACCTCGAGTGGTTCTGCTGATTCTGCTAAAGGTAGCATTGTTGAGGTAGCTGGTATCAAGCTTTACAAGAGTCCGCACCTTGAAGGAGTTCAGGTTGCTGTAGGTAGCCAAAACGCTGATGATGGAAACGTAGCTAACTCTCCGTTCTCAGCAACTGCAATTGCGAACGATGATGCTGGTTACAATGGTGACCTTTCAGGTGTTCGCGAAGTTGGAAGTGGACAAGATGACAATGTCGGCTTCGTTGCTGGACACTCGTCTGCTGTTGGTTGCGTTAAGCTTCTCGACCTCGCTACTGAGTCCGAGTATCTCATTGAGCGTCAGTCCACCTTGTTCGTTGCTAAGTATGCAATGGGCCTTGGTGTTCTTCGCCCTGAGTCTGCTGTTGTGGTTAACACCACTTCAACTGCTGCTGCTTAATAGCACACCCTAAATTCATGCCTCGTCCTCATTAAGTTGGGGACGGGGCATTTTTTCATTTTTAAAATTATGCCACTCACTACAAAACTCGAAGCCGTCAATACGATGCTGGGTAACATTGGGGAAAGCCCAGTGACTCAAATCACTGTTACTTCCACTCTACCTATCTCTGCGGTCACCGCGATCACCGTGTTAGACGAAGTTAGTCGCGAGGTTCAATCAGAGGGATGGCACTTCAATACGGTAAATAAGCAGACGCTTAGCCCTAATGTTAGCAATGAGATCGTCCTCGATGATAACATTCTGCACATAGATACCCTAGATGGCTCTAAGGACATTGTGCAACGTGGGAGCAAGTTGTTTAACCGTGAAGATAATACATTCACTTTCACAGGCGACATTGACGTCAGGTTGATGTTCCTTTTAGATTTCACTGATCTCCACGAACAAGCTAGGAGATACATTACACTTAAAGCCTCAAGGGTCTTCCAGACACGAGTCGTAGGGTCTCAAGAACTTGAGCAACAGATCCTCCGGGATGAACTCAAAGCACGCTACAACCTTGAAGAGATGGACGGACAAGGAGCCGACAGGACCATCTTTGATAACTACGATGTTGCCTCGTGTCTTGGTATTAACCGCAACTACGACCTTCTCTAATGGCATTAATCAATACATCGCTACCTAACCTGATTCAAGGAGTCAGCCAGCAGCCAGACGCTACGCGCTTCTCTGGTCAGTGTGACGACCAGGTTAACTTTTCGTCTAGTGTTGTCGATGGGTTGACAAAGCGAAACGGCACTAGGTATGTCGGCCAAATCACTACTGGCGCAATCACTGACGAAAGTTTTGTTCACTTTATTAACCGGAGTGAAGAAGAGAGGTATGTATTAATACACGAGGGCACTGCTCTCTATGCTTACAATGTTCTCACTGGGGAAGAGGCGACTATCAATGGATCCACAGGTGGCTTCACCCCAGCAGCTGATAGCTACCTAGAAATCCCATCGTCAGTGGGAACACCCCGTGGGCTTCTCAGGGCCTCTACTGTTTCTGACGGGACCTTTCTTGTTAACCGCTCTAAGACAGTAGCGACAGACCAATCGTCTCGTGCCGATGACTTAGATAAAGAGGCGTTGATCTTTGTTAAGCAAGGAGACTACGCAAAGAAATACGCAGTGGACCTCACTTATTCTACTACGTCCCCAGCGGCTGCACAGGTAAACCTTACATACACCAAGGTGAGCTTCAGAGGGGGAAACACAAGATACACATTAAGCTCAGTCGGGTCAATCGTTGGTGGTGGGCAAGGGTATACTAATGGGGAAACTTACACTGTCGTTGGATTCCCTCCTACTTATAACTCAGATGTTATTAGAACTGTTGATAGTGGAGACGCGACTTTAGTTGTGGGGGTAACAAACACCTCTACAGGAGAAGTAGCTTCAGCCACAATAAGAAACAAGGGTTCTCAGTTAACTATCGGGAACAGTGAAGACGTAGGGGATACTATTACGATAACAGTTACGCTAGAACTCGGAGAAGCGATAACTACAGCAGGGACAGTTACTACTAATGTGTTTATAACGTCAGATGACTCTTCTCATGCAACTAACGCAGACACTTCAGTTATTGCTGGCATTCTTCTTAATAGTAATTCACACAACACCAGCGCTTTCGTTGATGAGTTCCCTGGGATCAACAACAACAACGGGAATGCTGATTTTAACATTGAGAGCTCCGGTAACCTCATCGTTTTAACGAGACGCTCCGGCAAAGGAGACTTTGAGATCCGTTCCCACGATGGGCTCGGTGACGGTGCACTCGGTGTTGTCTATAAGGAAGTCGGAGCGATTACTGACTTACCACTATATGCTAAAAATGGCTTCATAGTCAAAGTCCGTGGAGACCAAGAGTTATCCGCAGACGACTACTACGTTAAGTTCGAGACGACTGATGGCCAGGATATCGGGAACGGAGCGTGGGTTGAGACGTCTGCCCCAGGGCAACTAACCAACTACGACACTTCCACGCTTCCTAGGTTAATTACTAATACATCATTAAACAAGTTTGAGATCAATGAGATCAAGACGGCACCTAGGTTTGTTGGGGACGATACCACTAATCCGTTCGCTTCGTTTGTCGGAAAGAACATCCAGAACAGTGTGTTCTTCAAGAGCCGCTTAGGGTTTATCTGTGAGAACAACGTGATCCTCTCGGAGTCCGGACTAGGAGTCCGCAATGACTCAGGAGTGTTCGAGTATAACTTTGGACGGACCACAGTTACCACACTGCTCGACTCGGACCCGATTGATGTGGTCGTAGAGGCGCAGCGTGTTGTTAATCTCAGCGCGGCTGCTGCGTCACAAGAGAATCTCATTTTGTTCGCTGAGAATGGACAGTTTGTTCTCAAAGGTGAAGAGCTGTTGACGCCTAAGACGGTCTCAGTGAAACCAGTGACTAACTTTGAATACAACGCTGACACGGACCCAGTGTCTGTCGGTTCGTATATTTACTATCCGTTTGACTTCGGTAATCACACAGGGATCAGGGAGTTCTCACTAAACAAAGACACAGACGTTTACGAGTCCAACGCGATCACTGAGCAGGTTCCTCGGTATATACCGAAAGATATCACTAGGTTCTCCGGATCGTTGTCAGAGAATACACTTGCAGTCCTGTCTAAAGAAGACGATCAGGTGTTATACATTTATAAATATTTCTATAGCGAAGGACGCAAAGTCCTCAGCTCGTGGGCTAAGTGGGAAATGGATGTTCACATCAAGAGTTTTGAGTTTATGGACTCCACGCTCTACATGATCGCCACTGACGACATTTCGGACTCTGAGACATACATATTGAATTTACCTCTCAACTTCGACGGGGAAGACGAAGGGACCGCTACGTATACCCTGACACCGTCCGGAAGCACGATCACCGTAGCGCCGACTGTTGTAAACTCTGTGAACGACAGTGTCACACACTTGGACATGCGGAGCCCTGCGATTGTCTACGGAGGATACGTCAAGTTTCCTGGGTCGTTTATCTCAGGGTCTAAACGTCCACTGCGTGAGAACATTACGTCAATCGATGCGGCTACTACACCAGCGCCTTATTACTGTTCAAATGATATTGTCGTATACAATGACAAAGGCGTTAAGCTCAACTCGACGGCAACACAGTCGGGCAGTGCGACTTACGTGACGATCGACGATCCGATTGCTGACGGGACTTCTGTATGGGTCGGCTATGAGTTCAACAGTAAATACACGTTCTCTGAGCAGATCTTCAAGGCTCAAGCAGGCCAAGCGCGGACCCCTAACGCAGCTGCTAAGCAGTTTATTAAAAATCTATCTCTGTATCATACACGCACGTCTGACTATGAGATCAAAGTGACGCCAGATAAGCGTTCACAATACACTAATTCATTCCCAGCTACGTATGACTCAGCGAGCCGCGTTGAACTAAAAGATGGATTCTTCAGGGCTCCTGTGTTTGCATCGTCAGGAAACTTAGAGATTATCATTGAGAACAACGGCGCGATGCCTAGTAACTTCCAGTCTGCTGAATTTGAAACCTTTGTCCACACACGGTCACCGAGATATGGTGCGTAGAACATACGGAGACTGTTCGATAGTCCGCGCGACTATTCAGCACGTTCACGAGCTCAAAGATAAACTCAGGGTTCACGATGTGCGCGAGTGTGAGTTGCTCGGTAGTAACCCTAAGACCGCTCTGATGCTCGCACTGACAACAGACATCTCAACGTATGCAGCGCTCGACGGTGAGGGTAAGGTGTTCGCTATGTTCGGCTCAGGGCCACTCGAAGGTCCTTCTGGTTACATTTGGATGCTCGGCGCGGACGATGTGCTCACCCATAAGCGACAGTTTATCCGAGCGTCGAGAGACTGGGTGAACCACCTGTCTCAACCGTATGCCTTCACCACGAACGTGGTCCTCAAAGAGAACAAAGTGGCTGTGCGATGGCTTCGCTTTTGCGGCGCTAAGTTTGTTCGCGAAGTTACTATCTCTGACAATCCTTTTTACGAATTTATTATAACCCCTAATTAAAAAC